TTCTGTTAGATATTTTTCATTGGTTTTATTGATTTTTCGTTGCTGAAAATAAATTATTGTAGATAAAATCAATAGAATTACAACAGCAGCTATTATTATATAAGGAAGTAATTTTGCTAATAATTTGTTCATATATTTTATTTTAATTTAAAGTGAATTATTTTTATAATTTAATAATGCAGAATCATAATCTCCCTTTACTTTTGCTAATGGAAATGGTATTCTAATTAAAGTATTATCTGGAATATCAAATTCATTAACATAACTAGGATTAGCATACATAATAAGAAAATCATAAAATGGATTACCATAATATTTTTGTGATAATTTATCCAATCTACTAAATTCAATATTCCAATATTCATATTTATCACTAGCATTTTTTGGTATTGATACAAATGGCATAGTACTTAAAACACCTGTGGTTGTTTTTAATATATTATATCTATTATAGTCTGTATATGGCATATTAATTATTTCTATTTATTTGGAAACTTTTGTTTATAAGCTTCTGTTAATTTTTTTATTTCTTGTTCTAAAACACCACTAATAAATGATTTTTGATCTTGTGCTATCTTCGATGGTTTTTTATACATTCCACTACCAATATAATTTGAATTGGCATAATAATTAAAATCACTAGCATTTTGAATAGCATCAATAGGCCCATCTAGAGATTGTCCACCAATAAACTTAATTTGTAATGTTAAATTTGCAATCATGGGCTGCATACCAAACCCTTCTGGATTCATGTCCCAAGGAGAATCTTGATAATCAATAGTAACACTTTCAATAATAATTTTACTATAATAAAAATCACCAACCCTTAAAATACAAATTGGTTGTCTACCAAATACAGAATTTCTACTAATCGCATTACCATTTTTATCTGGAATATCATATCTTTTAGCTGAACCCTGTCTAGTACATTGACTCATGAAAGTTAATCTTTTATGAAAATCTTCGGGTGTTTGACTATGAAAAAAGGGATTAAATTGATTTTCTGTAATTGAAGCAAATCCATTCCATGTTTTTGTTCTTTTTGTTTTTTCATTAAATACACAATCAGAAACTTTACCCTTTTTCAGATATTCATTATATAAATTTTCAATTTCACGTCTTTTTTCTTTAATTGTATTAAGATCATCTTGACTTGTTTGTGTTGGTTTATCCTCAATAACAACATTATTTCTTGCAAAACCAATATAAGCAACCCTATCTAATTTTACATCTCTCTTTTGTATTCCTTCACTTGTTTCACCAATATCAACACCACCACTTTCACCAATCGAACCATCTTTAGTATATTCAATTGTGATATTTAAATCTTCAAAACTTTTTTCAAAAATAGCACTTAGTCTTCTTTTTAAAAATGCAATTGTTGCATCTGCTCTTCTTAATCCAAGCTCTTTATTATAATTTTCACCCCCAAGTTTGGATGCTCTACCATATATAATAATTTTAAATAATTTTCTATTATTTTCATTACCAAAAAAATCTTTAAGTTTATTATTTAAAACACAATCACCAGCTTGATCATATTGTGTAAAACTTGGTGGTAGCAATGATTTATTTAATATATATGTACCAATTTGACTACCATCAACAACACCCTCTGGAATAAAAATTTCTTTATTTAAACCAAAACTTGTACCATCAACAGAAGCTAATCCATCAATAATTTCATATGTATTATCTAAATATATAGCATCAATAATTGAATTTAAATTATCCTCAACTCTTGGAACAGCATTAGGAAATGCAATTTTCATTTCTGGTGGTGGAGTAACATCAGGATCTTCCTCGGTCTTACCATTCTTAATATTGTTAATTTCATCTTCCAATTGTTGAATTTTTTCTTGTGGATTATCAACAGGATATGAAGGTGTATAAGGATCTCCACCAAATGTAAAAAATTCAGAAACTTCTTTTTGATTATTATTAGTATTATGAAACTGTTTTAGATGATGAGGATAATCCATTAATAAACTAAAACTCAATGTTCCAGTTCTTTCAGAATTCATATAAGTATAAATAGGTTCACTTCTTCCAACCATAACAGTTGATTCATACTTAGCAATATGTGTTTCACTAAAATTGAGATTATATGGGGGAAACCACATTATTCTCCCATTAAAAGGACCTACTTCACAAATAGGAATTTCTGAACCATATTCATCATCAATTATTCCAACATCTCCTTTACTAATTACTCTTAATGCAAGATTTTCAATTGAAAACATTAAATTTTTATTATCAACAACACCATTTTTTGATAGTGTTGGATGTATTCTCGGCATTACAGATTTGGATATTACAGAATTTTCATTTCCACCATAAACAATATTTCCATCAAATCTTATTGCTTTTGAATATCTATCATATTGATCTAATATAGAATGTTGTCTTACACCTGTTTTATTATCAGTACCCATCGCAATAGCATAAAGACTATCATTAGCTTGCCATAATGGTGAACCATTAAAACCAACAACATTTTTATCATCATCAACAAATGCTTTTTTTGTTATATCACCAACTCTACCCCCCGTAGCATTAATTAAATTTCTAGTATATTCCAATAATCCAGATTTAATATTAAATTTACCATAATCAAAATTATTAACTATATCCGAATAATTATTATCAACCTGATCAGTATCACCACGAAGTTGAGTTAAATTTTCATTAACTTCATTTGAAATACCACTTTTTCCCCAAATAATTTGATTATTAATATCATTTTCATTTGAATCACTATTTGTTGGAATCCAAGCATTTCTATCTTGTGTATTTAATGTAAAAGTTTCATGTTGTTTAACAGTTCCTAAATTATTAATTATATAATCTTTATTTGGGGCATATTCTTGAATATTATCCTTTGCCAAATATGACATTGCCATTTCTTGATTTGCAGGAATTTCATCAAAAAAAGATGCATTAAAGAAAATATATGGATTTTCTGTTGCATTACTAAAATTAAAAAATGGTTTATATGAAGTATTAATAATTGCACCCGATTGTATGTTAACAATATTATTCCTTGTTTTTATTGGGGTTTTATTGTTGTCACCAATATCAATTAATACTGGACTATCACTTTTATATAGATTATTATTTAATAGTTGAAATAAAAAATTTAATTGTCCACTTCCTGTTGCTTTCAAATAATCATCATTTGTTGAAGAACTTGAAAATGGATATTCATTAGATGAATTTACATTAAAAACTACTTTATCTAATAAATTATTAAATTTATCAGTAAAAGTGGTTGCTTTAACATCTGTAATTTTTAAATTTATGTTTTTAGTAAATAATTTAGTATCCTTACTACCATCAAATAAATTCGATAATTTAATGGTTGGTAAATTTTGTTGTGAAATGTGTGATTTTGCATTATAAGCAAATTGTTTAGCCAACATAATAGATCCAATTTCAGTTATTGGAGTATTATCACCAGCAAGTCTACTAAATACACTACTTTTTAAATCAAAAGATGAAAATGGTTGAACAACATTAAGCAATCCACTAACTGCATTAACAATTTTTGTTGCAGTATTTGAATTAGTATTAGGATATTCTAAATTTGGGGTATATAAATTTCTACTTGATAATGCATTTCTAATATTTTTACTATCAGTCAATAATCTAGAACCAGTACCATTATTATTATCATTATTTACAATACCACCAGAAAAAATTGATTGTGGTTTATTTTTATTAGAATCAGCAGCCATTTATAGTTATTTTTTTATAAATACTTGCAGATTAATTTTAAATGATCTACTTTTACCTTGCCAAGAAATTTTCATTTCTCAAAACAAAGTAATTATTTTGCTTTTACAAACCTTTTATTGGAAAATGGATAATGGAAAAATTTTTTTAAGAGGTTTAAAATAAGAGGAATCTTATAAAAAGAAGAAAAGTTAGGAAATAACTAAACATAGTATTCCCTTAATAGAAGTTTGGGTTTTAATTTGAAAAATTGAATCAACAAATATTGTTACTTTGTTCTTTGTCCTGTAAGGCGAAGAAAAAGTTTTGCTTAATTAAAATTTCTTTTGTTATTTTACTTTTAGTTCTCTATTTTATTATTGCTGTGGAACTACTGAGAAAAAACTTGTCAAAGTTACAAAAAATTTTTGACATTTCCAAATGTTTTCACTATTAATTTGATGAAATATTAATATTTTTTTATTGATTACTCTTACCACCTCTTGTATCTTGTTGAATACTAGCAGCTAATCTTGAATTATATGTTTTATTAAATATTTTATTTCCATCAAGTTCTAATGTTATATTATTATTTAATGCAACATCTTTATTATCAAATTCAATTTTTAAAGGTTTTTTTAATAAATTAGATAATTCAGAAAACATACCACTACCACTAATATTTGCTTTAGATATTGATTGAATAGCATTTGCAATTGCAATATAATCTTCTTTATTTCCACTCATTACAGTATTAATTTGTTTAAAACCTTCACCTACTTGTGCAATTGCACCAGCATGTTTTGCAATTGTTGACATTACATTAGAAAAAACAAATAATCCAACAGCTCCAGCAGTAAAACCTAACATTGCTAATGATAATGCACCAACACCAATAGCCAAATTTTGCATATCATCACCAGCACCTTTACCTGATTCAACTAATTTTGATAACCCTTCGGCCATGTTACCAATACCTGTTGTAGCTAAATAAATACCACCACCAACCATAACAACAGCAGCACCTAATGCTAATAAACCCCATGCTCCTGCTTGTGCTGTTGTTGCTACTAATCCTAAACCAATGGCAGCCGCTGGGAATGTTATAGCTAACGTTGTTGCAATAGTTTCTAATGATTTGGCCTGTTCTGGTGTTAATTTACTCATTGAATCAGCCAATTTACTGATTCCTTCAGCAGCCATTCCAATACCAGCACCAATACCAACAGCAGCTAAACCAACACCCGCACCCTTTCCCAAAGCTGCACCACCAGCACCTTTAATGGCTCTACCACCACCTCTTGATCTAGGTTTATATCCTCGTCCATCACCTCCACCACTGCTAAATAATCCCCCAACTCCTTTGAGTAATGATTTACCAGCACTTAATAAACTTGGAATGAAACCTTTAAATAAAAAACCAACTGTCATAAACATACCTGCAGCTTTTAAAAGTGTGGGATTATTTTTTGCCATTTCACCAATCCATTTTGTGAATTTTTCAACATATGGTCTAACAGTTGTTAAAACTTGATTTACTCCTTGAAGCATAGGTAATAATGTTGCTTTTAATTCTTCAATTGTTGCTTTAAATGCTTCATCGAATGTTTGTGAATTTTTTGCTCTTTCTTCAAGTGATTTTTTTTCTGATTCAAATGCATTTGCTTGTGTTGATGTAAGTGTTGCAACATCTTTCATATGTCCAGCAATCTGAACTTGAAATTTTCCTGATTGATTATCAAATATAGCAGCGCCTTCAATTAATTTTTTTTGTTCTTCAGATAAACCCATTCCTTGCATTTGTTTTCGCATTTTTTGAATATCTGCCATTCTTAATGCTTGGTTGGTTAATTCTCCAGATTGCATTCCTAGTGATTTTTCAACTGAGGCTAATCTATCTCTATCTGCTGGACTAATAAATTTTTCAAAAGTACCATCACTCATTTTTCTAAATGTAACAACCCCCTTGGTCATTTCATTTATTTTTTCAGTAAATTTTGCTGGATCATTACGAGATAAGAATAATAATTCAAAAGGATCTGTTTTAGCAAATTCACCACCCATTACTTGTAATTGTGCTGCTAGGCCAATAGCACCCTCTAATGTTCTTGCTGTTTCTACTGAATTTAATGCTTGATTCATATCAATTTTCATTTTTTCAGAATACATAGCCATCTGAGCATATCCTTTAACACCTTGCTGAAAATTGAGTTTATTTAATGATTTAAAATTATCACTAACATTTTTTAAAACTTTGGTTGTATTTACACCCATTCTCTCACTAGTATCAACAACACCTTGAACATATTGCATTGTTGATTTAGCATCGTAACCCATTAATTCAAATTGAGCACCCAATCTTGTAGCCTGTTCAACACCAAGACCAGTTCCCTTACCAATAGCATAAATATCCTGAACCATACTTGCAGATAAAACTCTCGCTCGTCCTGTTTCATCAGCATATCCTTGCATTATGTTTTGGACATCTCCTAAATCACCACCTAATCTGGCAACATAAGCAGCAGAACCTTCAAAAGATGCTCTCATCATGTCAGCTTTTAATCCTGACATTCCTAAATTAAGTATTGTGCTTTTAATTACTTTATCTGATTGCATTAAAAATTGCCAACCAGATTGTAATAGTTTATTTGTATTTTCTAATAATTTCGTAATTTGTTCTCTTCCAGTTTTCTCACCATACACACTTGATGTAATATTTGATTGTTTTTTTTCAATTACACCAAGTTGATCTTTTTGTTTTTTTGTTAAATTAATTGAATTACTTTCATAATCATTTTTTAATTGTAAATGTTCATTTTCAATTATTTGATTATTTGTAATAATTTCAGATAAAACTTTTTGTTTTTCAATTAATTCAAGATTACCAATATTTGTTCTTAACTTTTCTCTTAATCCTTGATTTTCTTTATCTAATAATTTAAGAAGTTCTATTCTTTGTTGTACATCACCAGTATTTTGTTTTGCCATCTGTATTTGATTTTGTTAACATATATAAATACAAAAAAACTGAGAATATATTTTATTTCAGTTTTCCGTATTTTCTATTTAATTCTTCTTCTTGTTTTTTTATTTCTTCATTTTCTTTTTCTAATAAAAATAAATAGTTTCTTCTTCTATAAACTGGCAATCTTTCAACATAACTTGCTTCGAATCTAGCATGTTTAGTGAGGATATATATCTCCTCATTAATCATTTTTTTATAATCACTTGCTAGATGTCTGGGGAAAAAAAATCCAGACCGATTGATAACGAGGCGTTAAATTTAAAGCCATCACTTGTTTTGAATTCATATGACATATCAACATCTGGTGAGACTTCTATGATTTTTTTTCTTATTGTATAAGCATCTAATGCTGGCATTGCATCAACAAATCTTTCAATATATGATCTGTCCATATTATCATTTATTGATATAATGCTTGATTTTAATTTCATTGTACTATATCTTGAAAAATCTTCATTATATGCTTCTTTTATTGATTCTGAATTTTTAAATATTTGATTATCATCACCAGAAGTTAATAAACGAAATTTAACTGTTTTTTTTCTCATTGGTATTTCAACTGAAAAATGACCATTTGCATCAGGTTGTTCTGTTACTTCCTTATATTTTAATTTTAATAAATCAACAGTTTCTTTAAAAACCGAACCATTTCTAGGATCAGTAACTTGAACAGTATAATTTGTACCATAGCTAGATGTACGAAGAAAAAGAATTATAGAATTTCTATCACCACTTAATAATTCTTCTGGATGAATTCCTTTAGTTTTTATTTTTCTTTTTAATAATAAGTCTAAAACTCTACCACTATCAATTAATGATGGTGTTGTCAATAAATCTTCATCTTCTGAGGTCATATATTCAACATTAACTTCAGATATTCCATGAGAATAAAATAATCCTTTTGATGGTAAAGATACTATTTCATATGATGTCATTAAATCTGGATCAGTTTCTTTAGACATTATATTTTCAAAATTTTGTGGTTTTGGTATTGATGCTGTTACAACAGTTTTTTTATTTTCATCAGTTACAACATTTTGTTGTTCTTTATATTTTTTTAATACATCCGAAATGTTTTCTTTTTGTGGTATCTGTTCGTTTGAATCCATTTTATAATTTTTTATATTTTATTATTGTTTTCTGATAAATACTATAAGAAAATATTTTTTTTATAAATATTCAAGATTTTAAATAAAAAAACGTATTAGTGTTAAAAGTAAATTAAATTATGGGAAAAAAAATTTTAGTTATGTATATCGGTGTTGCAACAATTAGAAGTGAGGACATTGGTACATATACGGCTGAAATAGCTAAAAAAATATTACCAACAACATTTCATGGTGAAGTTATTATTATTCCAATTCAATCTGTAGATACTAGAATTGAATGTATAAATCCAAAATATATTACTGAAACTGAATTAATTAAAGAAAATAATGAAATGTTAAAAAAATTAAAAGAACAATTAGATTATCAGTCAAAATTATTAAAATGAAAAAAATTAGAATAGGTATTGATATTAATGAAACATTAAGAGCCAGATGGTCACAATTTGATAGATTTTTTGTTGAAGAATTTGGTGAAGATGGTATTCCTGATGAACCATATGTGTTTGATTTATTTAATGATTATCCTTGGAAAGATACTATTGAAGTTATAAAAGAATTAAAAGAACCTGAAGATATTCCAGATGACATTAATCCAAAACATTATCAAACAAATGATAAAGGAGAAGCCAATGCAGATTATTTGTTATTTAAAAAAGAAGAAAAAAAGAAATTAACAGCGAAAGAAATGTATAATCGATTCATGTATGAAGATTTTGTTTTCGAAATACATGGTACAGCCCCATTAATGTATGGTGGTATGGATTTAGATTTAAAGAAATTTTATTTAAAATATCGTAATTGTGTTGATTTTACATTATTATCACAAGAAAACGTATTTTCAATTCCATCTACATTATCTTTTCTTAGTAAAATGACAAGTAGATTTAATAATTATAGATTTGTTGAGAATAAAAAGGATATGTGGAAAGATATTGATTTATTAATAACTACTGATCCAGAAATTTTAGAGAAAGGGAGTCCTTTTTTAAAAAAAATAATTAAAGTAAGAAGACCATACAATGAAAATATTAAGGTTGGATCAATACAAATATTACAAATTGCTGATTTAATAAATAATAAACAATTTGAAAAGATAATAAAATTTAAAAACAATAAATAAAATGAGCGAAGATTTACTAAATAATGAAATTCAAAAAGTTGAATTAGAAAAAATTAATAAAATCAAACAATCGATTGATAATTTAAAAGAAAAAAAATCAAAATTTTTATTTGTAATTCCAGATTCAACAACACCTGTTGCATCTGTCTATGAAATATATTTTCATGCAACAACTGTGAAGAAAATGGGTTTTGATGTTACTATTTTAGTTGAAAAAGATGATTATGTTATACCTAAATGGATTGAAAATAAATTAACAGATTTCAATCACATATCAATGAGTGATTCAAAACTAACGGTAGGTCCTGATTCTATAATGGTTATACCCGAAGTATATTCTAATGTTATGGAACAAACTAAAAATCTACCTTGTTTAAGAATAGGTTTGCTTCAATCTATTGATTATATGTATAATGCACTTATTCCGGGAACAGATTGGTCAACATTTGGAATTCGGGATATTATAACAACATCACCAGTAATGAAAGAAATTGTTGAAATGTTATTTGGTAAAAAATTTAATGTTAAAACATATCAAATTGGTATCCCTGATTATTTTGAAAAATCAAATTTACCAAAAAAACCAATTATTTCAATTGTTGGAAGAAATCCAAATGAAATTTCTAAATTAATTAAGATGTTTTATAATAAATATCCACATTATAATTGGGTGATGTTTGATACTATGTTAACAAAAAGTAAACCACCACAACAAATGAGAAGAATTGATTTTGCTGATAGATTAAAAGAACATTTCGCTGCAGTTTGGATTGACAGAATATCTTCATTTGGAACATTTCCTTTAGAGTGTATGCAAAGTGGTGTAATACCTATTTGTTTAAAACCAGATATCATGCCAGAATATTTAATTAATAGAGATGAAAATGGTGTTGCAATAAATGCTAAAAATAATTCTGGAATTTGGACAGATAATTTTTATGATTTACCAATTCATATTGGTGAAATATTAACTAAATTCATTGATGATTCAATTCCTAATGAAATTTATGATAACATGGATGAGATTGCATTGAAATATAATCAAGAAACATCTGAAAAAACATTAATTTCAATTTATGAAGAGTTTGTTAATCAAAGAATTTTGATGCTTGAAAGTGCAATTCCTGTTGAAAATAATAATGATAATTTAAAATAAAATGTAAAATGAGTAATATTACAGTAATAATTCCAGTACATAAATATGATGAAGAAATTTCTAACTATTTAACAACCGCAATAAAATCGGTTCAATTACAAAAAAATATTGATGAAATTCCTGAAATAATAATTGTTTATCCTCCTGAAATAGAGGAAAAAATTAAATTACATAATATCGAAGATTTAAAAATTAATTTTTTAAAAAATAATGGTATAACAGATTATCAATCACAAGTTAATTTAGGTGTAAAAAATACTAATACTAAATATTTTTCAGTGTTAGAATTTGATGATGAATATAGTATAAGTTATTTTAAAAATATAAAGGAATATACCGAAGCATATCCTGATATTGATATTATATTAACATTATTAATTGAGGTGGATGGTGATAATAATGGATTAAAATATACCAACGAAGTTGTTTGGGCACAACAATTTATAGGAGAAAATGGTGAGATGGGATATTTAAATCAAGATACAATTAAACAATATAGTGATTTTAAATTATCTGGAGCAGTAATAAAGAAAAAAGAATTTAATAATGTTGGTGAATATAAATCAAATATTAAATTTAGTTTCATGTATGAATTCTTATTAAGAGCACTAAATAGTGGACTTAAAATTTTTTCAATGCCTAAAATTGGATATAAACATTTAGCCAATAGAGAGGATAGTCTTTCTGTTTCATTTTTAAATTCGATGTCGGTTAATGAACGTAAATTTTGGTTTGAAACAGCACAAAAAGAAGCCAATTTTATAACTGATAGAATAATTGACACAAGTTTAATCATCAAATAATATATATATTATGATTCAAGGTATTAATGAGAGTAAAAAAAACAAAACAATATTTTGCAGAAAAAGAAGAGCAAGCTGTAATCGATTATATTAATTCAGATTCATTAGAAGAGAAAAATAAAATATATAATGAAATCTTAATTGAACCATTTAAAATAATGATTGAATCAATATTAAGATGTTATCCTATTCATATTGGATATTATGACATTAAAGAAGTTGAATCAAATGCATTAACTCATTTAATTGAGCATATGGTAAAATTTAAGCCAAATACAATAACTAAATCTGGAAATAAAACAAAAGCATTTAGTTATTGTCAAACAATAATTAGAAATTATTATAAAGATCATAGTAAAAAGAGTTATATTGAAAAAACAATAAATCTATCTTATGATAATTATGTTGATGAATTAAACAATAAAAATGACTATATTTATGAACTTCACGATGAAAATAACAATCAATTAGAGGATCTTATTAATATGGTCATTAATAAAATTGAAATTAAAATAGAAGAAAATAATCTAAAAAAGATAGAAAATATTGTTGGCGATGCTATAATAAATATTCTTAAAAATTGGCATTTATTATTTTTGGAAGAAACACCAATGGGTAAATACAATAAACGTGTAACAAATAAATTTGCTAAAAATAAAATACTTTTGTTTTTAAAAGAACAAACAGGATTAACAACAAAAGAAATTAGAATTGGAATAAAACCATTTAAAGATATTTATCAGACTGAAAAAAATAATTATTTCGATTTATAGGTATTTATAAGTATAAATCTAAATATAATGAGGCCAACAAGAAAAAAATTAAAGTTTGATGAAGAAAGTGTAAACAATCTTCTTCAGGAAATTTATAATGATAGTCATAATATAAAGGCTAGAATTACTAGATTATTTACCAAATGGGAAACTAAAGTTAAAGAAAATGGTGAAATTGCCGCACTGGGTGATCAAATTGTAAAATTAATTTCTGCCGAAGCAAAAAATCAAGATCAAAAAATAATGTTACTTAAATATTTAAAAGAAGTTGTTTTTGATAATAAGTCAGGAAACAATTCTGCTAAAAATTCTGAAGATAATGAATCTATTTCAGATGATAAAAGAAATGAACTAATTAGTATGGTTCAAAAATCTATGAATAATAAAAAATAGTTGAATGGCTTTAAAAGACAATAAAAAAAATGTTTTAAATCAAATTAGTGCCTATTCTTCATTAAAAGAGGAGAGAAAATCACCTAATTCAAACAATTCATTTAACTCAGTTAATAATAAACAAGATCCAATACCTTACATGTTAGATGTTTTAAAGGGTGTTGTTGGTACTGATGCACTAAAACAATTAGTTGGTGGTATGTTTACTAATTTTATAGATAGTGTTGAACCTAAAATGAAAGTTGGATTAAAAAAACAATTTACTAGTTATAATTCTGATGAACAATTACCAAGTGATTTTAAGACAAATGGTTTTAATATGCCAATAAAAAAAATTGATGACACATCAAAATTTAAAGTTAGTCCAGATTCAACAAATGGTGATTTATTATATGATAAATCAAAACCCAATTTTGATTCTGTAATGCATAATACTATTGTTAATGATGGTACTGAAACACCATTTAGTGCTTTAAACCTTAAATATACCAAATCAAATGATACTGTAACTGTTAAACCAAGTAATAATAATTTAACAATCGGTAAACTATTTGAAAATTTTGTTGATGATGCTGTAATTATTGATAAAAAGGGAATAATGACCGAAGTAATGGACGCTATATATGGAACAATATCACAAACAGAAGAAAAAAGTTTGGAACAAATTGCTAATGAATTAAAAACAGATAAATATCTTGAAAAATTAATAAATAATGAAGATTCATTGGATTTAACTGATGCCGAAAATAATGAAATATTAAATAAAGCAAATGAAATTGCTAATGGAGTTCTTTATTATGATATGGGTTGTGGAATTATGCAAGCACAATTATCACAAAGTGGAATGACATCATTAATTCAACAAATATCGGGGTCATCAGATAATTTTGCTACAGCAAATGCTATTGAAAATACAATTAGTGAAAGTACTAAAAATAATAAAGATATCGCAGATGAAAACAAAGAAACAATAAAAGATGGGTTTTTTCAGAAAATAATAAAAATTTTTACAATTAAAATGGTTAAAGCAGTCACAACAGCACCACAAATAAAAATGTTATTAGCAATTTCTGGAGCATTTCAAAATAATGGAATTGTTGAATTGGGTGATAGTAGTAAAGATTTTATTGAAAAACAGAAAATTTTTATTAAATGCTTAATTAAGGATATTATATCATTAATAAGTAAATTTATTTTTGATCTAGTAATTTCTTTTCTTGTTAAATTAATTGCACCAATTATAAAAAAAATAATAAAAGAAAGAATAAATCAATATGTTAAAATATTAAAATCATTAACAAGTAGAAAAAAAACCAAAAGTTTAAACACATAAAATGACTGTTGATTATAATGATATAAATTCAATTATTGATGGGTTTGACAAAATTTTAAGTCTTACTTCAATTGGTAGTCCCCCTATAATACCAACACCATTAATTTTATTTGGTGTACCACAAAGAGCAGGTCTTTCACCAACAAGGGTAGCAAGTAAGATTATTGCACGAAAAAGTGAAGCAGGTCTTCCCGTTGGAGTATTACCATCTGGGGGTGTTAATCCAGATGAAATTATGGAAAGAATTAGAATGGAGGAAATTATAAAAGAATTACAAGAAAATGGTTTAATAACAATTGCAATTCCTCCCGGTACAACAGTAACAGCAACAGGTGTATCACCATCAGGACCTGTATCTGTATTTGGATCAACAATAACAATAACTAAAGGTTACGGTGTAATACAATAATGTTTAATGAATAAATTGGAACAATATACAACAACCGAATTACTTAAATATATTAATGATATCAATATTGAACATGAGAAGATAAAAAAAGAGATTATTAATAATACAATTGAAATTGATGTAATCGAAGAAAAAATAAATAATAAATTAAAATCATTAACTGAAATTGAAAATAATTATATAATATTAATTGAGGAATTTAATAAAAGATAAATGGGATTCGATAAACCATATTTAAATACCAGTAATCCTTATAAAAAAGAAGGTACTGAAATTAATATAACCAAAACAATTTATTATGGTGAGGTTATTTCAATTGATGATCCTACTGATGGTGGTCGAATTAAAGTTAAAATACCTGATTTAGATAATAAAATTGCAGATGTTAATGATATACCTTGGGCATATCCATTTATACCAAAATTTTTTCATTCTTATCCTCAAGTTGGTGAATATGTTAGAATATTAATTGAAAATATAAAATATCCACAAAGAAGTAGATATTGGACAGGAAGTGTTATTTCACAACCACAAAAAATTGGTTTTGATTCTAAATTTACTGCTTTATCAACAACAAATATGGGTCATTTATCACCAGAAAAAGCACCTAGTTCATATCCTGATGCAGAAGGAGTTTTTCCAACAAAAACAGATATTGCAATTGTAGGAAAAGTAAATACTGATATAATATTAAAAATTAATGAAGTTCATTTAAGAGCAGGAAAACATGAAAATGATAATATATTAAAATTAAACACAAAAAATCCTGCTCAACTTAGTTTAATTTATGAAAAAAATGATGAAACTAATCAATATGATAGTAGTTCTATTTTAATGAGTGATAAAATTGCAATTATTTCACATTCTGGTAAACCAAAATTTAAATCAGCAAAATTAACCCAAGAAGATAGAAAGTATATTTTTGAAAATGGTCATCCAATGGTAAGGGGGGATGTTTTGGTTGAAATAATTAAAATTTTTAGAAATGCATTAATTAATCATATTCATGGCTATTCAAATTTACCTGCCGATAAAACCTCAATAATAAAAGATTTAGAAAATCTTAATTTAGAAGCTATCCTACAAAAAAATATTATTATTAATTAATTTTTTTATAAATTTGTAGAAAAATATTATAACAATTAATAATTTCTTTCGTATAATAAATAAAAAAACAATACCTTGGAAAGGTTTAATAAAACTATTTTATATTATGAAAAACAGAGCATACAACAACACAACAGCAGTAAAAGCACTAGAAGAAGTGGATGAAGAATTAGCTATAATGGCTTTATCTGATCCTAACTTAGATGGTGAAGAATTAAGTGAAATACTAACAACTAGCCTAATGGGGTATATAGTAAATAAAGAAACCAAAGAACCAATGAAACTTAGTAATAAGGTAATGGCAGCAGGGATATTAAACAGAATGCAACAGCTAATGGATAAACCTGAACATGAGTAATTTTATTACTTATAACGTTGATAATATGGCAAGTTTGCCAACCAAAATAGTACAAATTTTAATTAAACAACTAAACTATGAATAACAAGTGTGATGGACTATAAACAACACAAAGGAAACCTACGAGGACAAATTAAAAACAAAGTAGAACGAAAACTTTATAATAAACGCATACGTGCGGAGGCAATAGACGTTGCCAAAGAGAACTTAATTATAATTACAAACTTAAAAATAAAGTAAAATGGAAAATACGAAGAATGAAAAGCAATGTACTATACACGATGTTAGCGAGAGTATTTTTGATAAAGCAGTTGAGTATGTACGAAAAAAACATTTCAACCCACGTTTAAGTGCACCATATATGTTGCTTGATGATGTTGCTGAACTGATAAAAATAACTACAGGAAAAAAAGTTAATAGAAAAATATTGATGAAATATTCTCGATATTAATTTTAAAGCAGATAAAGATACTGCCCCAATACGTTTAATTTAAATAAATGAATTTAGTAATCCCCCCTCAATTTTTTACAACATTTAATGATATTATATATCATGATGAACCACATAAATATTATGTAAATGGTAAAGAATTAATTTCTGTCACAACATTAATACATAAATATAAAGAAGATTTCAAAGAAGATTATTGGGCTGAATATAAAGCAAATCAATTTGGAGTAACTAAAGAACATGTTAAACGAGTATGGAAATTTATAAATAAAAAGGGAACATTAAAAGGATCTTTAATACATGATTATACTGAAAATTTATTTCAAAATAAAGTATTTAAATATCCAAAAAATGAAATTTTTAATGAATTTGGTTTTGATCCAATATTAAAAGAATATGAAATAACAAAGAATCATGTTGATAATTTCTATAATGATAGTAAAAATAAATTAATTCCAATAAGAATGGAAATGGTTCTTTATGATTTAGAATCGTCAATTTCTGGAATGTTAGATAGTTTGTTTTATAATGTTAAAGCTAAAGAATATCAAATTTGGGATAATAAAACAAATAAGAAATTAACATTATTTAATGAATACAATAAATTGAAAGATGATTTATGTTTATTGGATGAGTGTGATTTAGAAATATATTCTTTACAACTTCAATTATATAAATATATTCTTGAAAAAAATACTGGAATTAAATTAGGAAAATCATATATTGTGTGGTTCTCTCATAATAATGATAATTATAAGATAATAGAAACAAAAGACAGAAGTGAATATGTTGAATTAATTGTAAGAAATAGAATTAATGAAATAAGCAATCCAAACAATAATTAATATTTGGATTGCATATTATTAATCTTATAAATTTAGGATACATCTAAATGGTTGTATCGTTAATTCAATATTTGCCAATTCATCACTTGAATGGTCATTATCACCAAAATTAATTGATGTAATCATACACTGTTCTAAAAACCATTTTTCAACTTCAACACCTGTTGGATCTAATTGTTTTAACCAAATATTTTTTGCATATCCAGCTTTATATCCCATCCTACCAGTTAATGATTCTGCATGTAATCTAACCCATTCCATTAAAATTTGTGATGTCGAAGGCCCTATTGGGTCAAGAAAAGTTATACTCATTTCATCCCATTTATATTTACCAGCAACATAATTTTCAGTGTTTAAATATGGAATAACAACTGAATTTATTTTCATTGATGGTTTTTTAAATTTTTGAACACTCCAAACTTCAACTCCTAATTCAGAAGCAAATTCAGCAAGAAATCTATTTTGTCTTTTTGGTTCATATTCTAGAGGAATTCCTCTGATCATTTCAGCCATATCTTATTTTTTTATTTTGTTTAAGTTTATTTTAATATAAATACTGTTTTTTTTATAATTTAATGTCCTCAAAAAAAATAATTGAGGACATTAAATATTTTATTAATTAAGCACCAACATCAGCAAATGATGCTCCAGAAGGTGTTATTGTAAATGTTATTCCAATGTATTCAAGTGATCTTGTTGGTTTTAAGAAAATTTCGCCATACAATTCATTTCTATCACGAGTTTCTGGAGTGTTATTACTATCATCCATTTTAATTCTAAATTCATATAAACCTCTTTCTCTTTTTATTGTATCTAAAACAGGTGTTACTTTTTGTAAAAACTGGTCAATAGTTGCTTGATCATTTTGTTCAAAAATAAGTCTTACAGAAATATTTGCAATAAGCACTTTAATTTGAAGTAATAATCTTCTTACATTAATTCTATTAAGAGCAGTTTCTTTTACTTGTAAAGTTTTTTGACCGAAAATAGCTGTTCCTGAATCAGCAAAATCTGCAATTGGATTTATTCTACCCGCATAAAGAATATCACGAGATTCCAATGACAATTTGTATTTAGATTTTCTTGCATCGGTAACCCCTCTACTTAAACCAGCAGGAGCATACCAAGGAAATTTAGTATTATCAGTAAATGCCATTGCTTTAACTACTTCACCTGTTGGTGGAATATAAACATTTACATTATTCTGAATATCTCTCATTTGAATCCAAGGAAAATAAGTACAAGCATAATTACTATCAATTTCAGCACTTTCAAGTAAATCAACAACATCATTTGAAGCAAGAACATCGGCTTTTCCGTTATCACCAATTGTTACACTTATTGTAATATCTGGAGAATCAATAACATACAAAGTATCAGTTCTTTGGGTTTCAATCATTTCAATTGTTTCTTGAATAAGAATATTATGATCACTCCAATTTAATCCCGGAGTAGCAAAAAGATTAATCGATACTTCTTCTGGATTTGAAAATGTATTAATTGCTGTTTCCCATGCTTGAAAATCGTTTGTTGCTGGGGTATTAGGACTAACACCATCATAAATGCCATTAGAACGATATAAATCACCATATGAACGACTAGAACCATTAATTCCTCTATTTACATCCCAACCATCAAAACCACCTGCAGGTGCTAATGTGAATTTTCTAGTTGAAATTTCATAATAAGGATTTGTTGAATCAATTATATCTTCAACAGTTCTAAAATTACCAGCACCAACTTCAAATTGAAAACCATTATAACTTCCAGTTGCACCAGAATCCATATGAAAACCTTTTGAATTAATAAATCCATCTAAACCAGTGAAATTAAATTGATTCTGATTTATTCCAGTTCCAATAACACCAGTACCATCATAACCATTTTCAGATAGACCTAAATAAACTTTCTTTATTTTTTCATCAGCATTATATGCTGTTTTGTAGAAAATTTTTGGTGGAATTGCAGCAACACCTGAAGTAGTACTAGTTGCAGAAATTGCATAATCATTAACACTATATCCTTCAAAACCTGCTGGGAAAACATCAGATGGAATATCGTCAGCCAACTCAATCATAATATATTTACTTTGAAGGTCATATTCACCATCAGAAGTACCAATTCTTTGGGCAATATAATTAGTTGTACCTTTTAACATAGAACATCTTGAAAATGAATCTAAAACAGAAGGATTATCATCAGTATCATAAAAACTACGAATAACAATATCAAATTCAAATGAAATTGGATTAATGTTTTGAATACTAACTTTTATTTCTTGGTTTGCAGCATCACCATCTGAAATACTTATAAACTTAAACAATCTATCAACACTATTACCTTTTAATTGTGAAACAACCCAAGGAGTTTCAGGAGTTTTAAATTGAGTATTATAATTTGTAAAATAATCAGAAGTACAATCAACAAGTGTTGTATTAATACCATAACCAATACCATCAGCATCTAATTTTTTTATTAGATCTGGATAAATTGCTTGAATCCAAATTTTTGTTTTTTTATCTTTTGGTTCAGAACCAACAACATTTGGTAGAAAACTACTTGAATTTGAATTTAATGAAGCAATATATGTTTCAGTACTTGCACTGCTTGTTGCAACCAAAGTAAATTGTCCGAATAAATCACCAGTATCTATGTTTGTTGTGTTTCCAGACATAGCTAATGTAGTTGTGTTGAAAATTGTTGTTGGTGGTAAATCAACATTGTCTTGTACTCTTGCCCTACTTCTAATAACTGCCAATACCATATTTTCATATTCGGTATAGGATGTTCCTGTCATCAATGTAACAACATCAGTAACTTCACCAGTACCATCAACATTAACTGTTGTTGCAGAAAACGAATGAAGATATCCTTCAAAATTTGTGCTGCTAATTTTAGTATAACCACTAAAATATGTTCCAGTATCACCAGAAACATTTATTGTTACACCCAAATATTCATTATCTACAAATGGTACGTTTGTATTAGTTACTGAAGTTGATTCTCCCTCAGTCGTTGGGTCAATACCAGCATTTAATGTAATTGCCCATGCCGTACCTGCGTCATAACCAGATAATCCCAATACCCTTGTTACCCACATTTGATTTGACTCATCTAAATATGCATTTGAAACATAAGGTAGTTGATATTGTAGATTCCCATCTGATAATCTTTTTGTGCTTTGAGCACCAAATCTATCAAGAAATTGTGTTTTATCTTGAATAAAAACTGGTTCAAAAGCAGGACCTTTTAATGTCTCACCAACAACACCAAGTGTTGTGATTCCAACATTTCTTGTTACATACGTAAGGTCACGTTCTTTAAATTTAGCTCCCGGAGAAGTAAAAACAAAATTTGCCATATTTTTTTATTTATTTTATAATTTAATTATTTTTTTACGATTATCGTTCAAGAATAAATACTAAAAAATATTCCAAAAGACATATTGACTTGATTATAATGGGTAATCAAACAAAAACAATAATATCTCTTTTTAACAAAATAACATAAAAAAACAAAAAATTTGAAAAATTTTAATTTTTTTATGTTATTTATTTTGTTTTTTTCGAAAATTTTATTATAATTTTTTTTGATTTAAATTAAAAGTTTTTATTTTTGTAGTAAAAATGATTTAATAAAATTTGTATTTATATTAAATTTAAACAACATGAATAAATCACAACGAATAAAATTAAATTATGAAACTAAAAATTACGATAAACATATTAAAATTAGATTAGAACAAAATATTGATAGTTTAGAGTTTCTATCTATGAATATTGATACTGAAGATGTATATAGAAATTTTAATGCTGATTATGGTGTTCTTGTTGGTAGGGTAATTGCTAATGAAGGAGTTGGTGTGCCAAATGCTAAAATAAGTGTTTTTATTCCTTTACAGGATGAGGATTCAAATGATAGTGAAATTAAAAGCATTTATCCATATAAAAATCCTAGGGATAAAAATAATGATGGAAAAAGATATAATTTATTGCCACGTGTCAGTAAATTTGATGAATCTAAAAATGATTTTTCACCAAAACAACCATTTGGATCGTTTCCACTTAAAGAAGAAATTATAACAAATGAGTCGTATTTAAATGTATATAAAAAATATTATAAATATACTGCATTAACTAACAGTGCTGGTGATTATATGATTTTTGGTGTTCCAGTTGGAACACAAACAATACATTTGAGTGTTGATATTACTGATATTGGTGAATATAGTATGACACCTGCTGCAATGGTAAATAATTTAGGTTATCCAGCTAGTTTATTTACTAATGATTTATCAAGACTAAAACCGAGTGAAGACCTAGATGATTTACCAAATATTGAAACACAGGAAATTAGTGTTGATATTATTCCTTTTTGGGGTGATACTGAAAATTTTGAAATAGGTATTACACAACAAAATTTTAGAATAAGATCAACAATAGCAAGTACATTCGTTATTTTTGGAAACTCATTTACTGATGGAGAAACATCTACATGGGGTTCTGATAGAGGTGGTTCTGATTGGAACGCTAATAGACCTCTTTTGGGTGAGTTATATTGGTTAACAGATGATAGATCATCAAACATAAGTATTGCAAGTAAAAGAATAGGTAAAGTAACCGAGAAAATTTATTATTATCCAAATACAATTACTGATGAAGAAATTAATAGTGGTTTTATTAACGGTACAGAACCATTAGATCCGACTAAACATATGTTATTGTTAGATACTACAGAATATTCATCATATAAAAGAGAAGGTGAATTTGTTTTCATAATTAATTGTAATAGAAATAAAATTGTTACTGATGATTATGGTAATCAAATATCTGTTTTAGATAATTCAACAAGTGGTGTTTTTACACAATTCAGGGGATTTGTTACATTTGAAATTACTGAAGATGAATTACCTTTACCGCCTAATTTAAAAATAGGAGATGGTGATGCACTTGTTGCACGTATGAAAATAAAAGTACCACAAAGTGCAAATTGGTTTGAAGGTTTAGATTATGATAAAGATAATAATGCAACAAGAGTTAAAAATACTCAAAATTGGAGAAAACAACACTATCTATTTACAAAGAATAATTATTATAGTGTTGCAAAATTTCATGGTTTAGTTTATAATAATAAAAACGTTCAAAACACTAGTAGTAAGACTATTAATGGTAAAAATAGCGGTTTTGTTGCATGGGATAATGCAGTTAATGATGCAACAGTATATAATGATAATGATCCATATTCAAATACAAATATTATTATGACGAGTAATTTTGGTAATGTCGAAAATTCAATATATGAATTTCCCGCTAATAGTTTTGTTTCTGGAAAACCCGATAGATTCGGGGGAAATTGGTTAAATTTAACATTACATTTACCACAATTTTCATATTTAATAAGTGAATATTCTAAAATTGATGAAATGAGAACATCAACAAATTTTAGAACACAATTACCAAGTGATACTAATTTATATAGAACATATAATGGATTTTATTTACCTATTGATAGAAATACTAATAATCAACAAGGAATAGCTGCTGGTGAAGTAGGTACAGATTTTTTTACTCGTTCAGATTTACATTGGACAAATTTTATTGAAGTACCTATTGAAGATATAAGAAAAATGAAAAGTAGACCAAAAAAAGGATTTACAAGTGCAGATGTTTTAAACTTATCATTAGATAATTATCATGGTGGTGTAAGAAAACCTTCTGATTGGAAATTAACGACTTGTCCTGAAGGAAAATTTGATGGCGATAATCAAGTAATTAATGGTGGTAGAATTAATGGTAAGCCAACTAATAATCCAGATCCTAAAGTTTATTTTTTTAAGGGTTTAAAAAATGCTGATTGTATTAATTATTTATTTGAATTGGGTTTAGTTAGTGAAAAATAGATAAAAAAAAACACATCTAATTTAGATGTGTTTTTTTACTTTAATAATCTTTTTATTTTTTAAACACATATGTTCCACCAATGGGACAACCTAAATTATCTGATGAGGTTAGTTTCATTTTTAAGGTATCATTATTTATTGATAAAATTTGAAACACTAATAAATCGGTATTAATATATAGTTTATCATCATTAATTGTATATGAATAATCATATGCATAATCATTACTACAATTATTAAAGATTTGAACAGTATTTGAATCTTTAAATAATAAATCAATATTTGTAAATTGATCTTTTTCTAATGAACAGGCACTATTTGAATCATACACATTACTTTCATAGGTAATAGTTTCAAAATTCCACCTACCTAATAAATCAGAAGTTTGAATTCCTGTCGATGGTTCTTCTGGAGTAACTTCATCAGGTTTTTCACATGAGGTATTCAACATAAAAAGAGATACCATCAAAATTGCTAAAATGTAATTTAATTTTTTCATAATTATAAATTTTAAGTTTTTAAATTGTTATATAATCTATTATACGTAGACTATTTTAAAATGTTATAAAATTTTTTATATTATAATTATTTTTTTAACACAAATTTAGTATTTATTATAATGAAAAGCAAAACAAAAAAAGAGGAAAAAATATTCGAACTTAATTTGAATATTCCAAAAGAAATTGAATTGTTTTTTAAAACCAGACTAACAAGTAATAAACCAGTAAAAAAAGAATTGGAACTATCCTCTGAATTTTAAGTAAAAATCTAATATTAGGTATTTATATCTAATGGACGATAAAATTCAAATATTACTCAATGGTTTTAAAAATAGTAAGTCAGTTAATGTTGATACTTTTAATAAAATTGAATTATCAAATAATTTATCGAAACTTACTGAATATGAAATTACTAATATTCTTAGTGTTACGGAAATTTTTGATGCAGAAAGAGAAGCTAATGAAAATTACAGAATATATGGTAAAATAGAATACCTATCTCTATTAAATGGTTTAGCTAATAATTATACTCTTCTAGAAAACTTTTTTACCCCACAAAAAATAGATTCAAAAAATTTAATAGACTCATTCGATTTTTATTTGGTAAAACCAGCAAGTAGTGGTTATATTGAATACAATGTTGATAGTACAGGAAGTGGTCAATATATTAGAATGTTTGATGTAATTGCAAAACTTGAAAATTTTGATGTTTTCCCAGCGGGATTTTCTAATAATGTTTACGGTGAACAAACATATTCATTCAATATTAATAAAGATATTGATGTTTCTACATATGTTGATAATTTTAATTTTCCATTAACTGAATTATTTATATATCTTGTTTATAAAAAGGAATTAAATGGTGAATTATTATCAGAGGGAATGTTTAATACTATTTGGGATGTTACCCAACAAACAAAATTTAAACAAACATTTTCACCAGTAACATTAAATATTGGAGATGTTGTTTATGGTGATTTAATTGAATATAATAGAAATGAATTCACACAAACAGAAATAACAAATCAAACACATTATATTTGGACACAATATAGAGATTATGCTAGTCAGCCAATAAAAAGACTTTATTGGAAATATAATCCATTTATTTCGATAAGATTAAGATATCTTAGTAATGATTTGGATAAGGCAAATATTAATGACACATCATATGAATTAGTTACATCAATACCTGATTATGCAACATTAATTGATAATAATGGAAATTATCTTTGGAGGTCGATATTACCACAAGGATATATTGATCCATTAACAGAAATTGGTGTTGATTATCCATTTGTAAATAAAAAAAGATATTTATTTACAAATATTGTTTTTGATATAATTCCTGATTTGGATGATATAAATACAAGAACAGTATTTAATGAAATCTGGTTCACTCAAAATTCAATAACACTAAACACAACACCAATTGGTGATATAAACGATATCGGAAAACCATGTCAATAATAAAAACAAAAGTTAATTTTAATTCATTAGATAAAACAATAAGAATACCATTAAATTCTAATGATGATTTTTTTGGATATCAACAAGAAATTGATAATTTAACACAAATTACTGGTGTTGATTTAGTTACTCCTGTTTCAGATGGTGAAGTAAGAAAATTTGAACCAGAAATAAATTCACAATTATTTTTTTATTTTTTAAATGATAGTGGTGTTTATAGTGCTGATTTTTTTCAAGCAGGTTATACTGCTGATGATATTTTCAGTAATAGTTTAAGTTTTTTAAATAGTTTTTTTATTATGGATTTTTACGATACATATAATTTAAAAACTCAACAAAAAATTTTCACAACATATTTAACTAAATTAACATATGCCCCAACATATTTTTTATATACTAAAATAATACCAAATAATCAACAATTTGCATCTCAATTTAATTTTTTATATATACCAGAATCTTTTTTACAAAAACAAACAACAACAGAAATTGTTGGATATGCTAAATTTAGTTTTTATAAAGCAAAGAAAGAAGAAATTAGAACAGATAGGTCAAAAATAAAACCATTTATTAATGGTAATAATATGGCTTTAACAACACCACAAAAAATATTTTTTGAAATAAATTTAAATTTAGTAACAAAAAAATGGAAATTCATTACTTCAACACCTTCAAGTGTTAGAATGTATGAAATGAATAATGCCAATACCTATAAAGAAAAAATTGATAATACTTTCGATAATTTTGAAAATATTAAACAAATTTTTCCAAAAGGTAATACTCCTAACGAAATAGGAAACGTGTTTAATGATGATGGTACTTATTCAACTGAATAACCGATTCTTGGTTTTCTTGTTGTTTTAACAATTTCAAATTCTTTTTCATCTTGAATAAAACCAAGTAATTTTAATGTATATTTAGAAACAAAGAATTTATCACCATCAATATTTTCAATTGGATTTGATTCTGATAATCCTTCAAGAAGTAATGGAATTGGATTACCCTTAATATTTAAATAAACTTGTCTGGAAGCAAAGTTTTTTAAAACTTGTTCATCATATAGATTTACATCAACTCTATATTTAGTAAATAAAGCAATTTCATAGGTTAAATCTACATTTACTGGTTCTGGCATTTTAAATCTCAAATATATTATTTGTCCATTATCTAAGATTGGAACATCTAAATATCTAAATTTACGATTTTGTGCAATTCTAAATTTTTTTCCAATTCTAGTTCCTTCTCCTTTTGCAGTTCTTCTAATGGTAATATATGGTGTGGGTACATTATTATCATTATCAACAAATTTCCATGTCTTTGAAAATTCACCCCATCTATCATTATCCAAATAAAAATTTGGAACAACATTTCCATCAATAACAGCTTTCATTCCACTAGTATCAACATAATCAAATATTGCCTGATCCATATCTTCCATTAGAATTGTTCTTGGAAGATATTTAGTTTGGGTATCAGTTAATCGCATTAATTCTTCAATTCTTTCCATACCATATTTAAGATATTCAGTTCCAATCTTTGGTGGATTAATATCTAAACTAAGTTTTGTTTTTTTTTGTGGTAGTGACATATCTTAAATAATATTTAAATATAAATACTCTTTGATGTTAATATTTTATTTATTAAATTTGTCAAATTAAATTAATATAGTATGTTAATTGAAAGAAAAGTAAAAAAAGATGAAAATGAAATAGTTGAATATATCGAATGTGTGTATAAGTCAAGTAATATACTACATACAGTATACTTTCCAAGTACGGAAAGATTATATATCGCATTTGATCGTGGGAATATGTATTCATATGAAAAAATTACACCAATAAAATATTATGATTTTGAAACTTCTGATTCTCAAGGACTTTTTTTCAATAAATTCATAAATAAGAAACATGAATACCGTAGAGAATATACTCTATTACCAAGTGAATTAGATGATTTTAAAAAAATCGTTGAAAATTATAATAATAATAATAAAAATAATTTAAATGATGAATAATGAAAATTATATAAACATAATAAATTTGCTTAAACAAGCACTATTATTTTATTCAAAAAAAGATAATTACGTTAAAAACAACATCTCATTATCCAACGTTGAAAAAGATGAAGGTTTTCAAGCTAGATTTACATTAGAAAAAATAAACGAAATGAGTGATTATTTAGACGTTTATGATTATTTTAATGAATTAGAACGAAATGATGATGGAGATTTTGATAATAATAAATTAAATGAAATAATTGCAAAATTTAATAAATGGATGAAATGAAAAGATTATTAACTGAGATTAAAATATGTAAAAGAACTATTATTTTTGTTTCCGAAAATAAATTTTTTAAAAGATTTAAACAATACCTTTAAATAATATGAAGATTAAATACAAAAAATTATCACCTGAAGCTAAAACACCATTAAGAGTCTTTGATGTCGATGCTGGATTTGATTTATACTCAATATCAAAAGAAGAAACTCCTGATTATATTGAATACCACACAGGCATTGCATTTGAAATACCAGTAGGATATGCGGGATTTTTATTTCCTCGAAGTTCTGTGACTAAATATGATTTGATGTTGAAAAATTCAATTGGTCTTATTGATGCTACATATCGTGGAGAAATTAAATGTAGGTTTAAAAAAATAATTGGTGGTGAAATAAATGATATAAATATTCTGAAGAATAAAATAACAATAGATTTTAGTAACGCCAAAATTTTTGAGGCAGGTGAACGCATTGCACAAATAGTATTCATGGAAATACCTGAAGTCACATTGGTTGAGGCACTAGAATTATCTGAAACCGAAAGAGGTGAAGGTGGTTACGGACACACTGGAACACATTAAAAAACAATAAATTTATTATGAAAAAAATTAAAAATACTCAAAAGCATAAAGCAAGAAGAGAAAGTGCTAAAAATTTACTTACTGCACAACTTAAACGTGGTACTAAACCAGAAAAAATTAATGGAAGGACTACTGATAATATGATTCCATTAACTGATACCGATAGAAATAGGATTAATAGAGAGTTGGATGTATTAAATAACGGTAAAAAATGAAACAATATCTTAATTTATTAAAAAACATTCTAGATAATGGTGTTGAAAAGGAAAGTGGTAGACCTAACATGCCTAATACCATAGGTATTTCGCATGGTGTAATTCAAATGAATTTACAGGAAGGATTTCCATTACTTACAACAAAAAAAATGTATTGGAAAGGCATAGTTCACGAACTTCTATGGTTTCTTAGAGGTGATACCAATATAAAATATCTAGTTGATAATAATGTCAATATTTGGAATGGCGATGCATTTAGATGGTATAATGATAATTATGTGAAAAAACATAAAGCACCTATAATGTCAATGGGTGAATTTATTGATTGTGTTAAAAATGGTGAGATGTACTATCATCCAAATGAATTCGATGAATATTGTGTTGATAAATATGTCTATGGTGATTTAGGAAAAGTCTATGGTTATCAATGGCGTAATCAAAATGGTGTTGATCAAGTAAAGGATGTTGTCGAAGGTCTAAAGAATAATCCTTATAGTAGATATCATATTATTGATGGTTGGAATAAAGCAGATTTTCGAGATATGGCCTTACCTCCTTGTCATTTACTATATCAATTTATAGTAAGACCTTTGAGTTTTGAAGAAAGAATTAGAGTTTATGCAAGTCGTGAAGGCCAAACATATGAAGAATTTGTTGTTAATTGGGATACCGATAGTCAATGGACTGCTGATATGAACGATGCAAATATCCCAAAATTTCATTTAGATTTAAACATGTATCAACGTTCGTGTGATACGTTCTTAGGAGTTCCATTTAATATAACAAGTATGTCATTATTACTTGAAATAATATCAAAAGTAAGTAATATGATTGCAGGTGTGGCCACATGGATTGGTGGTGATACACATTTATATATGGATCATGTAGCAATGGTAGAAGAACAATTAAGTAGAACTCCTTTTAGGTTACCTAGAATGGTAATTAATAAGAAATTAAATAATTTAGATGACATCATTAATTTAAAAATAGATGATTTCGAATTATTGAATTATACGTCACATCCATCGATAAAAGCGGAGCTTTTTACTGGATTAAAAAAATAGCTTTATGGATAAAATTATTAGATTAAGAAATTGTTTTTTAAAATTATATTTTATATTTAATTTTATATATTTTATAACACTTTTTATTTTAATATTTATTATGCAAAAATCTCTAACAAATAGAGATATGATAATTAATTTTATTTTATTTATATGTTATACACCATGTTTTTTTATTTTATACTTAATTATACGTAAAAAAATTATAAAAAATAAAAGAAATAATGAATTGAAAAACATTATTCGAGATAAAGTAAGAGAAGCTGCTAAAGAGTTAAATAATGGTTCAAATAAATTTAAATAATCTTAATGATATTTATATTATGTTTTTCAATATTATTGCTAATATTAATAATTGTTTTTCTTTCTTTAGCAATATTTTTAATTTTAAAAAAAACAAATTATTTTTCAAAAAAAGAAAAGGATTTTATAGTTTTTGTTATCGATGTTTTTGCTCAATATGGTAATGATTATTGGGGAATTCAATCTGATGAACAATATCAAAAAATAATTAGTGAACTTAATATAATCAAAGATAAAATTCAAAATGAAAAAAAATGATTAATAAATTAGAAGTTATTTTAGATGCATATCCAGACATTGAATTTTTAAGTGCTGATGGTTTTGATGATGCAATAATTGGTGTTTCAAATGATTTTAAATTAGTTTATTCATCAACCAAATGTTTTGAAATATTAATGAAAAGTCAAAATCTTACATATGATGATGCTCAAGAATATTATTATTTTAATGTTGAGGGGGCTTATATGGGTGAGAATACTCCAATATTTGTTGATGATGAATTATTTAAAAATAAATAATAATAAATTAAAATGAAAAAAATGAAAAAAAATAAACTTATTAAAGAATTTAAAAATAAAGTAAATGATCATATTGAAGAATATGGTGAAAAATACGATAATTTAATAGAAAAAATTAACGATATTACAGAAAATTTTGATAATGAATTACAAATATTAGAAATTAAAAGAATGAATGATCAAATTAATGAAATGTCTGTGACAGTTAAATTAGAAGCATTAAGATTAGCAACAAGTTTAAATCCAACAACTATTGAAGGTTTAATCAGAAATGCAAAAATTATCGTTGATTTTATTAAAAAAAACGATAATGAAGAACAAGGGGAAAATTAATTCCCCTTAGTTTCAGTTAGAAAGGGTACTACATCACCTTTTACAGGTGTTCCAATTATTTTACGCCAATATGTTTTAAAACCCCCAATACTTTTGTTTGTTGTATCGGTCACAGTATTGGCGTTTTCAACTTCATAATATCTATTTTTTTCACCACTAAAATTATATTCAATAATGTCTCCTCTATTAATATCAAGATTTTTTTCTTCAAGTTCTTTTAAATAAACACCAAAAACAATATTACCAGTATCATCACGAGTTATCCCCCCAGCATTATCACCATAATAAGATTGTTTACCTTCTTCAATATTAACCATTACATTAATTTTAACAGGAGAGAGAAATTTTTTATCTTTTGCTTTTGCTTGTCCATATAAATTATGTGTTTTTGTTTCAATAATATTGATTCCATGTATAATAACATATTGATTATTATCAGTTTCTAAAAAACTCCTACCATACATAACATCAAGATTAAATGAATCTTCGGTCATGAATAATCCATATCTATCTTCTTCTAAATCTACTACCTGTTTTTTCTTTTTCATTTTTTTTCTTTGTCATATTATATTGCAATGATCGGGAACATAGGTGGTTGATAACCACGTTCTTTATTAACATTTTCAGCGATATCTGCTCTTTCTTTTGTTAAATTAACTTGACTCAATTTATCTAATTGTTCTAAAACAATTTTTTCAGTATCTTCTTTTAATTTAGTTCCTTCATCCAACAAATGTCTATAATCCATAGTAAGTTGCTTTTCAGCTACCCCCAATTCACCACTAAAAAATCCTCTAATACCGCCAATAACCATTTTTGTTTTGGCAATTAATAAATTACGAATTTGTTGACGAGCAACATCATTTATGTTATCCCACTCCAATACTTTTGTTGGGGGATCTGAAGGTAATTTTATAATATCCTTATTTTCATCCAGACATTCATCTCTACTTTTTCTGCTTGTATCATAATACCAATACCAAACCTTTCTTCCTTCATAATGTTTTCCCCAAACATTTGAAATTTCATGTCTGCTTCCCGGTATTGGATAAAGATGTAATATTTTTTCACCTGTTGCCAAACCAGTTATTCTATATGTTAGTGTTGATTGTAATACCCTTTGTTTCATTCTTCTATCTTGAGCAGTTAATAACATTGAATATGTTGGTTGAACGTACATAGAGGGTCTTCCAATATATGACCAACCTAACATACCTGCAGACCAATTATTTAATGCAAATGGGTCAACTAATCCAGCATCTATTTCAGGAGGTGTTTCCCATAGAACCTCATTAACTTCTCTATTTGCAGGAATAATATAATGTTGAGTATGTCCTGAAGTAACAATATAATCCCTTTTTAATTCCCATTCTAACGATGCGGGAGCATTTGTTCCCAAACCAACTTGTCTTGAGTAAGCATATGTAAAAGATTCCATATAATGGTTTGTTTTATTAGTGAAAGCAGATAAAAAATCACTACCACCTTTTTCAATTCCCTCTAAACCAATCCATTGTTGATGAATTAACCAATTATTTAATAGTGAAGAATAGTCTTCAATAACCATTTCAAAATATGAATTCATCATTTTATCTTTTAATTCAAATTGTCTTAATGGATATCCTAATTCATGTTTTATTTGTAGATATAGTTTATTTCTATCTATTGTGTTTATAAGTACCATACTCAATATTTTAAATATAAATACTGATATTGATAATAAAATAATATTGTTTTATAAAATATTATCAGTACATTTGTATGAAAATTAACTTTATGAACAAAATAGAATACGAAATTAAGCTTGATGTTGATGGAAGACCATATATTTATATGGGAGAAAACCATGAATTAACACCAGAAAATAATTTTTTTGGTATTGAATTAGCAAAGTTTTTAATCGATCATACTATTATAGAAAATGGAAATTCCTTAGATGATGAAACGTATAATAATATGGTGAGTTGTCTAAATGTTCTTGAAGATATTTCAAACGAAGTTGCTATTTTAATAAAAGAAAAAATGTTATTATCTGGTGATATTTCTCAAATGTTTGCAACAAATTATAATATTCTTGTTAAATCTATTAAAGAAAGAAATGCTCTTCCTTTAGATGATATTGTTTATAATGATAAAATTTATTCCAGAAAAATCGGTTTAAGAGTACTTGTTATTGATAAAAATAAGATTTATGAATTAGTAGATGGAATTGATAATAAAAATTGGAAAGAAATAAAATAATTCATTATTAAGAAATAAACATGACAATAAAACCAACTGAAGAACAAAAAACATTATTTCATTTTGTTAAAAAAAGATACGAACATGTGTTGGTTAGAGCAAGAGCTGGTTCTGGAAAAACTACATCAGCTATCGAATGTTCCAAATTATTACCTCAAGATAGATCAATAATGTTTTTGGCATTTAATAAACACATTCAAGAAGAATTAAAAACAAAACTTCCTGAACATATTAGATGTTATACCACTTATGGATTGGGTAATGCTGCAATTAAACGTAAATACGGAGATAAAATAAAATTTGATGAATTTAAAATTGATAAAATAATTCAGAAAAGATCTTTAAAATGGGAATTAAATGATGAATTTGATAATCCAGAAGAAATAATGTTATATCTTAACTCAATAAAAAAACTTGTTAATTTATGTAGATTAACATTAACAGTCAAAACAGAATTTATTTTAAATTTAGCAGAAAAACATGAAATTAATTTAAAGAAACAAATTGATTTTAAGAGAGTTTTAAAAATATTAGATGAAGCAACAACCAACAGAAAATTTTATGATTTTACTGATATGGTTTATTTACCTGCTATTGACAAATCAATTTGGATGTTTCCACAGGACTATGTTTTTGTTGATGAATTACAAGATACCAATATGTGTCAATTAAGAATTGTTGAAAAGATTTTAAAAAAAGATAAAATTAGTGGGAAAATTATTGGTAGATTATTTACGTTTGGTGATAATTTTCAAGCTATATATGGTTTCAATGGTTCTGACGAAAGAATATTTAATTTTTATCAGAATATTGGGAAAACAAAAGAACTAACATTAACAACATCATTTAGATGTTCTAAAAACGTAATAAAAAAAGCACAAGAAATTGTTCCTGATATAAAAGCATTAGATGATGCACCCGAAGGGTTCGTTGGTACTGGAAGTGTTCTTACAGACGCTAAAAGTGGTGATTTTGTATTATGTAGAACAACAATGCCATTAGTTAAATTGTTTTTTGAATTTCTTATTCAAAATAAAAAAGCAATAATTAAAGGAAGTGATATAGGTATTCAATTAATAGAATTAATTGGGGAAATTAAAACTATTGATAATTTAATTAAATATTGGAATAAAGAACTTATTAAATTTAAACATGATTTAAATAAAGAGGGGATATTAAATCCGAATGAACATAGTGGTTATAGTGCTCTCGAAGATAAAGTTATTACTCTATTATTTTTAGCTAAATTATCAAATACAATCCTTGAGTTAAAAGCATCAATAAAAACAATTTTTACTGATGAAATTAAAGGAATTGTTCTTAGTACAATTCATAAAATAAAGGGATTAGAAGCAGATAGGGTATTTATTATTAGACCAGATTTATTACCACTTCCAAATGTCAGAAGTTGGCAATATGTACAAGAAAAAAATCTGGAATATGTTGCAATAACAAGAGCCAAACTTGATCTTATATATGATAATGAATGGACTGATGAAGAACAAAAATAAATATTATGGAAAAAAGAACAAATTTTGATTTTAGTAATCACGTACATCGTGTTGAAATATTTAAAAGCGAAGAAAATGAAATAAGAATTGATCATTTTCAAGTTAATAGAAATAGTACATATTATATTCAATTTATTAACACTGATAGGACATTAACTGTTACTGGAGATTTTGGTAATTGGGTTTTTTGTAGACCATTTCATCCTAGTGCCGATGGTTATGTTTCAGATTATTATTGGATTGAAAAATTAAAAACATATAGTGAACAAATTGCTGAAAATTATGATGGTGATGAAACAGCAAAAGAAATTCAAAAACTTATTGATACAGGATTGGAAGATTATGGATATGAAGGAGATGAATTAATTCAAGCCAAAGAATGGTATACTGATCTTCTTCAATATACTGATGATAAAATTGATTATGAATATCATGCTTATAGATATTATGATAAGCCCGATTTTATTGATTATGAAGAAATTCCATATTGTGAAAAAATAAACAAAAGATTATTAATAATTTTTGATGCTTTTAATGAAATATGTTTTAGATTAAAAAATGTAATCAAATGAGGAGTCTATATCCAAGAATAAGTAAATTAAAAGTACTTTCTTCTGCAGCAGGATATTATATTGGTAGAATTTATTATATTAATGAGGATGAATTTGAACCATATTGTAGAGAAAGTACATATATGCAAGATAAAGAAACTGCTGAACAGTCATTAATAAATGATAGTTATGTGCAATATTTTAAAGATTATTAATTATGGGAAAATGTAAACATAAATGGATATATAGCAGGTCAGATTCTTATTATAGATTTACAGGTAGAAACAATAGGGAATACTATCATGTTGATTATTATTTTTGTGAAAAATGTCTTGAAGAAAAAAATATTGAAAAAAGACATTCTTGTTACGATAGTGATATTTGGAAATTACCTGATTGGGCAAAATTAATAACAAAAAAAGTTGGGGGTTATGAATAAAAAAACTAGGAAAAAGATATCAATTACTTGGGCAAAGAAAATTGCAGAAGAATTAGGATATTCACAAGTAATTATTCATGGATATGATGGTGATACTGGTAAACAATGTATTACAACATACGGTAAAAGTATTGAAGATTCAAAAAATGCTTCTGATGGAGGTAATATAATAAAAAGAATATTAGAATGGCCTGAAGAATTATGTGATTCTAAATCAAAAAGAGTTATTAATGATTTAGAATTAAAAAGAAAAAAAATTTTAAAAAAAGTTGCGAATGGTAAAATTTCCCCTCAGAAATCTGATGATTTATTGATTGAATTATATAATGGAAAATGTAATATAAAAATATTGTCATGTACAGATCCATCAATGTGGTATTTTCATGAAATAGGAAAAATTTTTGATTTTGTAATTAATTTACCTTCTGGAAATATATATTTGTGTATTGATAAAGATAATTTTATTCGAGTAGTTAATCAGTGGGATGCAATAATAATTAATAAAACAGAATAATATGGATATACATTGGATTATAAGAATTGAAAATGAAAAAGATAAAAGAATTTTGGTTAATTTTGATCCAAAAGAAACAACTCTTTCATTTTATGGGGAAATTAGAAAAAATGGTAATTGGATTAAGTTTAGTGAAAATTCTTTATTAGTAAAAGAAGAAAACTCTTCAGATTTGGAAGGATTAAAAGATATTATATATAAAACATATCAAGATATGGTTGAGAAATTTGAAACATTTAAAATGTTTGATGATGTGTTTAGAATAATTAAGGAAATTAAAATTGATGAATAATATGAAAAAGATATTATTTGATTATATTATATGACCAAATAATATCTTTTCTTTTTTTATTTTTTGAACACCATCTAGAAATTGTTGATTGATTAACATTTTCATATTTAGAAGCTTCTGCAGTTGATTCATATATTTTAATAATTTTATTTTCATTAGCATTTATTTTATAAACCATTTTACAAATAACTTCTTTTTGTTTGTTACTCAAACCCTGTTCAATTTTTGTTTTACTAATTTTATTTTTAGTTTCTTCATCTCGTGATCTACCTTTCCAATATTTTGATGATATTTCACTTAAATATTTTCTTTCCTCGTCTGTTTTCAATTTTCCATATTTTTTTGCTTCTTCACTACCAGCAGAATAAATTCTTTTTTCTACCCATTCTTTAGATTGTTTGATATTTAGATGGGATTTCGACATTTTATCTAATGTTTCCAATGCTGCAATAGCATTTCTACCACCTGCTTCAATATTATAACCAAAATTTTTATCTGTTGTATTATATTCTAATATATATCTTATTTCTTTACTATTTAATTCATCAATTGTCTCTCCATTATCAATTACTTTAAATTCAAAATTTCCCCAACCATATTTCTTAATTGAATTATTTAAATAATCATTTCCTTGACCATTTTTATAATCAGAAATTCTATCATTAATTCCTCTTATTGTTTGACCGATATATTTTTTATTATTAATTTTATTTGTTATCATATATATTATACCAATAATATCTCTGTCTTTCTTAGGATAAGGTTGAATATAATTTTCAAACGCTTTTAAATATTTCTGATTTTTCATTTTATTATCCATAAAATGAAAATATCTTCTTTTTCTATATTGATTAACAAATTGTGCATTTGGGTAATGTTTCAGGATAATATCTTTTTTCATTGTGCCTAATTTATTTCTTACCCATCTACTACCTCTTAATTTACCATCAATATATACTGAAAATCTTTTACTTTCTTTATTATGATGATAATTTCCAGTCATCATACCAATATAAGTCCAATTTAATGATTGGTATATTGTACCAATTTCACCAGCAGCAGGATCTACTGTTGCAGTAATAATTCTATATTGAGTATTATTTTTTATCCATTTACATGCTTTTGATATAAAAAAAGATGCTGAATTTTTTGGTGTCCACCATAAACAAACACCACGACTCAAAAGCAATAATTTTCCTGAAAAACAATATTTATCCCAAACACCAGTATTTTCTGCATAATCATTACTAAATACTAATACACCACCAAGATATTGTTTATCATTAACATTGAAGTAAAGTCCAAAACAATATTTAACAATAAATGGCATTGATTTTAACCATTCATATTCAATAATTATTTTTGTTGCAATACTTTTATCAATTATTTTAATCTCAGTATTTTTTAAACTAATATCATTTAAATCAAAATCAATATTTTCTAATTGTGATTTTTCTTTTCTTATTTTATATTGATAAGCTTCCATAACACATACTTTTTAATTTATTGTTAATTCATATTTAAATTTACCACAATCCCAAATTCTATCATATCCAAGTTCTTGCATCATTTCCCATTCGGTCTTATTTTCATCATAAATGTCTGGAAACTTTCTTTTTATTGATGATTTTCCATAGTTGAATTTATGTTCTCTTGTGCCTCTATGTAATTTTCTATCATAATAAGAATAATCTGGTGGTAATATTTTTATTAGCGTAAATCCTAGTTTAACATATAAATTATTATTTGGATTAGGTGTCCATCTTCTATCTGCAAAACTTATTATTGATGTTGGATTATGTCGGTTTATAAAATGTTTTAATAATCTATTACCAATACCTGAAATAATAACATTATTTTTTACACAAAATCTTGTTAATTCGAAAATTGTATTATTATGTCTTTTTTCTTTATTCATATTTCTTTTATTATTAAAAGACATGACAGCAATTAAATCGTTGTTATAATATGCTCCTAAGACAATACCCCCATTAATTTTTCCTTGTATGTGATTTTCATTTAGAAATTTATTTGAAGTATTAATTGGTGTCTCAATAATTTTACATTTTCTTGCATGTAAAACAATGGAATTATTTTTATTTATAATATGTAATATCTTCGACTTTACCAATTCCCCTTTTAAATCCCATTCATCTTCAAAAATTTGATACAGATCGATATTTTTTTCACTAGCTAATTTGGTTTTATTTAAATGATAGTTAAAATCTTTTTTACCATATTTTTCGGTATGATATAAATTACCATTATATTCAATACCAACATTATAATCTGGTAAATATAAATCAATTTCATTACCGTTTAATATTTTTCTAACCGACTGTTTAACAAGTACACCATTGTCAACAATAAAATCTTTAATTTCATTTTCAGCTTTTGATGTTTTAGATTTTTTCGTTAACATGTTTGTTCTAGTAACAGATTTTTTTAATTTTTCATGAGTAGAAGAGGACACCATTAAATCACCATATTTTAGTCTATAGTCATTAACAGTTATATTATGTTTTTTTAGATGTTTATCGTTAATTATTCTGAGTTTTTTTCCACATATTTTACATGATAAACCATCTTTAATTGGTATTGATAATTTAAAATACTTTGTATCACCAACAAAAGTATTGAGGTGTTCTTTAATTGTTATATTATGATTATTTTTTAAATGTTTTTCATATGCACCAGACAGATTATTAATGTCTTCAGTTGTCCATTCACAATAATGACATTTTTTTATTTCTTTATTTTTTCTATATTCAAATGTAAAATATTCGTCATACCAAAATTTACCTGTTGAATACTCCTTTGATTTACGTACATATTTACTGTTTTTTGATTCATCTGGATATTGTTCAAATACAATATTTGTTAATATTCCAGATTTGTTTGTATAATCATCATATTCTTTTTTTGTTTTATTACAAATTGCTACCATATAGTATCCATCTTTTTGTGGATAATTAATTGATATTTTTTGATCATAATTATATGAATTTACTAATTTTTGTATAACAGTAAATGAATATCCATACTCATCTACCAATTTTCTCAATGAAACACCAGATATTGATTTTTCATAGATTTCTTTTTTTTGTGTATTAGAAATAATTAATTTATCCATTTTCTTTTTTTTTGCAATGATAATAATAATTATTCATAAATACAAGATATTTCTAAAAAACTTTATTCTGGGGTAAAATCAAATGTATTAATAAAAAAAGCCTATATCTCTATAGGCTTTTTTTTATATCAATTAATTAATCGATTACTGTAGGTCACCAATTCCGAATGTTTGAAGTCCATCGCAGAAGATACGACCATAGTAACGGTTAAGAACCATTTTCTTTGCGTAACGGGTTATAATACCACGTATTGGTGTAAAATCAAATGGATTGTACATTACAGGAGTAAGCTGCATAGGCACGTATGGCGCATAAATGTAGCCGGTCTCTAAGATTGAAGTACCTTTATGTCCTATTAACACAGTGTTAGCAGGTGCATATGGATCACGATATACAATATATCTTCCACTTAAAGTACCAATTTTCTCAATACCCATGTTATATTTATCTTGCTCTGGAGAAGCATTAGAAACATGGAAATACTCAAGGTCATCAAATACTGCACTTACTTCAGGAGATACAACTACCCAAGAAGCACCACCCCTAAGAGTTGCTTTATGGATTTGAGCAGAAATCTGATTGATTTTAGTAACCAATGTTTGATTCCAGTCTTTTTGTACACCATAATAAGTATTAGTACCTTTTCTAAGACCATTATAGTCCCAACGAGCAGTCCAAGCAGCACCTCTACGAAGGTCACGTAAAATTTCACGGTCAACTTCAGCAGCCATTTGCTCAGAAAGCAATGCAGTTAATTCAGCTTCTGCGTCAATGTTATGGAAAGCACTAACGTCTTGAGCCAATTCAGGAGTCCAAACTGCTCTCATTTTACGAGTTTCAACAGAAACTGTAACTTGGTCAAGAACGAAACTAACTTCAGCCATTCTTGAATCTTCTTCCATATCACTATAAATGTTATATGAAAAAGTAAATGCAGGAGTTGAAGCAGCACTCAATGCTTGATAACCATTAGTACCAGCATAAGAAAGATCTACCATTAATTCTAATTGACCAGTTTTACTAACAATTGCTTGTCCGTATTTTTGAACTTTTACGTTAAATGGTATAGAACTACCTGAAATAATGTTTGCACTAGTATAAGGAGCAGCAGCAGTGAAATTAACATCTGAATAAAGCTTTAAACTAGCAAGGAATGTTTCAGTGTCCATTGGAGCACCAGCAGGTCCAATTAATTTACCTTCATATGTTGTACTAAATCCACTAAGGATAATTCTAAGAATAGAATCCCCAGTAACATAAGCAACAGGTTGATTGGCAGTACCAGTAATAACAGTAATATCACCTTTTGAACGGTCAAATAATGAAGTTCCTTCTTCACCATATTCAGTTGCATAAAATGCATCATATAATGAACGAGTTTCAAATTGAGTTCTAGCTGATGAAGCTAAAGTTGCTGCATTTTGATATGCACCATTTGGTGATGTATGATCAGTTCCAGCAGGACTTACTCTTTCAGAAGTCTTTGGATTGATGTAATATAATTTACCAATTGGTAAATTCAGAGCCTGTACAGATACGATGTCATTTGCTAACAATTTAGCAAATACTCTACGGATAACAGGGAAAGCCACTGTTTCAAATTGTCCGCTAGATGCAGAATCTGTAGATTCATTTATCATATAAGATAATTGGTTCTCAAATAATTGAGCACAGTTTTCTCTTACGTTTCCAGTAAGACCTTCTAATAGACCAATTTTATCCCAACGATTAGTTGTTATTTCTCTTTGTTCACGAAGTTGTTTTAATCCAATATTACCAACTTCAGCACTTTCAGTTAAAAATCCCATTTTTAATTTTTTTATATTTTATAATATTATTATTTTTTACCTCTTTTCAACGTATTTAATAATTTCTCTTACTCTTTTAAGATGGTCATTACTTGCATACGCAGTTTTTTCTATTACTTCATCGAGTTTTTGTTTTGAAGATGGTTGTATTGAGGTCGATACTTTATTTTCAATACTCTCTGAAATAGTTTTTTTCTTGGTGTCTTTCATTTCAGTTAAGAAAGATTGATATTTTTTTTGTGAATTTGCAATTGTATCAATTTTCTTAAATTCGTTAATTATTGTAATTTTATCTTCTTGAGTTAACGCCAAATCTTCATTAATAAATAAGTTATTAACATTTGCAAGATTTGTGTTAAAAATTGCCATTTCTTTTAGTTGGTTTTTATATTTTTGAAGAGCATTTTTATATCCTTCAACTAATTCGTTAACAGATTTTTTGAATTTTTTACCATCATTTAATTGTTTGGTAATTTTTTTGTTTTCTTCAATTAATCTGACTATTTTTTTTCGAGACTCTTGGAAATTTTCTGGTGATTGATCTTTTTCTATTTTGCTTAGATTTTTTGGGTTTGGATTATGACCTCTACTTGCCATATTTCTTCTTTTAGCATAATCAACTCCATGTATTTCATCTAATTCTTCATCAGAACCCATAAACTGATCGACATCATCGTCAGTAATTGCGTTTTCTTTATACATTTCGTCAATTTCTTGTTCAATTGCTCCCAAATCTACTTCTAAATTTTCATCATCATCATTTCCAATTTCAATCTCCTCATCATCACCAAGTGATTTAATGATTTGATCAAGTTTCTCTCTTAGTCCAACTAAGTCGTTTAATGCGGCATCATCACTGTTATTATCTAGATTTTCATCATTAACGTCTATTTCATCATTTTCTATTTCATCGTTTTCAATTTCGTTGTTTTCTACTTCATCGTTTTCGATTTCGTTGTTTTCTACTTCTTCTTCTTCACCCAAACGATGTCTTCCTTTTGCAGCAAAAGTTGTTGAAGCATCTTTAACTGCTTGTGGTGCATATGTTAGTTTGTTACCACTTGTTCTTAAAGTACCACCATTATTTTCAGCATATTGATTTAAAATTGCTAATTTATCTTCGGGTGGTGTTGATTTTGCTATTCTTCCAATAATTCCCATATTAGGATTTGTTAAGATATTTTGAAAAGCTTTATTAAAAAGTGTTTGAATACCATTAACATCACTTGGATCAAGTTGTTTTATTTTCGAACTAAGGTTGTCACCAAATAATTCGTTTAATTCACCTTCCAAATCTTCCATATTAGAAATTTCATTTTCAATCTCATCTAAGGTAATAATTTCGTCATCTTCTTCTGCGTTTTCTAAAGCAGTACCAACATTACTAATATCAAGTTCTGTTATGTCAAATTCTTCTATTTGAATTGGCAATTCAGTTTCATTAATTTTTTCTGTTTTTTTTGTATTTTTTTTCATAACAGACTCATTTTCTTTTAAATTAATATTATTTTCTAATGTGGTTTCAGTTTCCACAGTTTCTTCGACCTTATTATAGCCTTTAGTTTTTTTGTTAGTTAATTCTTTTTTTAATAAATTATTGAATTTATCTGGAAATTCCTCTGCTAATTTTTTTTTAGCATTAACATCAGCCGCATTCATAATTTCTTTAGAATTTAATATGGCTTCTTTTAGTATCGATTTGTTTTTATCGTCTTTCATAGTTAATTTGCTATAATGTTATTATTTAATTTTTTATATAAATACGTACTTTTCAGGAAAAAGCATAATAAATAATGAAAAGTCGTTTAATTTTTAATTTCATATATTACCCCTTGAAAAATTTCATTAATTTTTTTAGTGTTAACACCATTGTTTCCAATGAATTACAATTTGGACATTTATCTCCTTGTTTTCCTTTAAATATGTGTTTACATTTTAAACATTCGAAATAAAAATCATTTTTCATTATTTTAATTAATTCAATAGAAAATTATTTAATGCTTTTGAAATTTTATTTTCAAAAATATTATTTGTTTGTTTTATTTGATTTTCAGAAAAATTATTGCTTTTATTATTAACTGGAAAAAGATAAGCTCCCGGAGTACTTGGTGTTGCAACCAAATCAAATCCAATTAATTCAAAATCGTCTTGTACTAAATTTTTACCATCAATTTCTTTTAATGTTCCAACACCTCTTGAAGAAATACCTAATTTAATTTCATTTTGTAAATAGTTTAAAATTTTATCACCAATTACAGAAGCAATTCCAAATTTTAAAAATCCTTTGGTAACAATTAATTTTAATTGACCATATAAAATATTTTCATTATCACCCGTACCCCACCACATTTTTACTATTTTATGTGATATGTTTTGAAGAGATATTATTGAACTTTCTGGATGATCAGCCTCAGAGACAGCACTATTATTATCAATTAATTTTTGATATTCATTAGCTTGTGGAATTAAAACTTCTTTTGGGTATATTCTACCATTTTTATTTTCAATACCCCATTTTTGTAAAACACAATTAATTAGTATTGGTTCATCAATTTTAAATTCATAATTTTCGTTGATTTTTTCAATAAGGGATCTATTGTCAAGATTAATATCGATATAACCAGCATCGTGTTCGATTAAGATACCAAAACCAGTTTCATTTTTTCCTAATATATTGCTCATATGATTTAATTTCTTTTTTGAATATAAATAGTTTATTTTTTATAAAATGGTTTTTTCTTTCATGGTATTTATTATTAAATATTTAATATATGGCAAGCAGTGTTGTAATGGCTTTAGATCCAAATGAAATAAATACTAATACTAATATGGTAAATGGTATTCCTCAATATCAAGATATGTATCTTTTTGTTGAATTAGTTGCGGAAGGTAAGGGTAAAACAATTATTTCAACATCGAAAGGTAATAATACATCAACAAGTTTTGGTGGTGAAGAACCTATTAGTTTTTTGGGTAATAATCAAATAAAAGATGACCCAAATTATTTTAATTTTACAACAAACTATTATGATGGTAGTACTGGTAATAATATTCAATATGAAAGTTTTGGTATTAATAATATAAAAATAAAAACTAATTCATCGTATGTACCACAAGTTAATATTCAATTTGTTGATATAAGAGGACTATCATTTTTTAATCAAGAAAATTCACCATATCGTATATTATTTGATTTTCCAGCCCCAACTTTTACATTAACAGTAAAGGGTTATTATGGTAAAGGATTAAAATATAGATTACATCTTGTAAGATATACTTCAGAATTTTTAGCACAAAATGGTAATTTCATTATTGATGCTGAATTCATAGCACAAACATTTGCTCCATTAAGTGATATACCATTGAGATACATAATAAACATGCCATTAATAAAGGGTGAGTCATTAAATCCTGATGCAAATCAGTTTCCAAAAAATACCTTTGAAATGATTCTAAAAATACAGAATTTATATTCAGATATAAAAAAACAAATTGATTCGGGAACAGAAATAAAAGAATATGATACTAAATTAAAAAATATTGAAAAAATTGACCAAGCATTTTTAATGATAAATAGTATTACTGAAAATGTTGAATTAAAAAGTGATGGTGAACCATTTTTAATGATTCGAACAAAAAATATTCCTAAAATAGGTGAAGATGGGCCGATATTGTCGAACAGAGAATATTATCAATATATAATAGGCAACACTAGTGAATTTGATAAATTAATTGCTAATCAACAAAATGGTGGAGTTTCAACACAAAAACAAAATGAAGATACTTTATATATTGCCCATTTATCGTCAACTAATCCAAATGCTATTAGCTATCAAACTCAATTAAATAATTTTGCAGAAAAATTAAAAAATATAACAAATACATTACCTGTTATCAATAAAATTAATTTAAAAGCAAGTTTTTTAGGATCTGGTATTAATGTTAAAAATAATGCTGCAACAGCAACGACATATGAAATTATTAATATTACAGATTTTTATAATAGTCTATATAAACAAAAAACAACATATGTTGAAAATAAAATTAATTTAGCAAAAGATATTGGAAAAAATGTTAATTCAATAATTTTAGAAAGATTAGGAATGTTTCCAACAATATATAATATTTTTAAAGTAATATTAGATGATGTGGATTCTTTTTTTGCTGAATTATCAAGTGTATCAATTAAAGCATATGAAGAACATCAAAAATCAAAAAATATAATTCAAGGAAATAATAAGTCAACAAATGAAACAATTTTTTCATTTCCATTAATTCTTGATAATAAACAAATTGGATGTGGTAAAAGTGTTCAAAATAGAGTATCTCCAAATAAATTGATGATTGAAAATAATATTAATTTTCCTGAAATGGATTTAGTTAAAAATTTTATAAAAACATTTCAAAAACAGGCCGACCTACAAAAATTATATTCAATGAAAGAAGAACAAAATGAAGATGGTTCTAATCTTTGGTTACCAATTTCACCATTGGATTCGGCATTAAGTAATATTTCAATACAAAGTCCATATATTGAAATATATAGTGGTAATATTAGTTCAGATAA